GTGCGCCAGCGCCTTAGCCTTGAGCGCTATTACGGCGGCTTCGATGTCCTGAACGTTGCTCCGTGTGCCTTTAATGTAATTGTCGACGTCGGCGTCTCCGCCCATGATTCGGAGGGTGGCCGTCACCTGGGAGAACGTCGGGGCTGACTCCGCCCATGTGTCGCCTACCTCGTAGAAGTCGATGCTCGGTAATGCGTTCTCCCGATTATAGGTCAGGGCGTTCCCGACGACCTCGATAAACGGAAGCATTTGCAGGATAGGGCTGTCATAGATTGTCTCTTCTATGACTCCCTGCAACAGGATGTCGTTGGACAGTTTCGCGGCTTCTGCTAATGTTAACGCCATGTGTTATTTACTCCTTTCGTTAATTTGAATGCCTGGCTATTTCGGCTGGGTCGTCAACGCTACCTTGATTTTGGCCTCTCCGGTGAGACCTTCGAGGTTGGGACCGGAGCGGGTCGGGGCTCCTGGCAAGACTTTGGCCTCGGCTGCCAGCGCTGCCTTGATCTTATCGACAAGGGCTGTAGCTGATTCAAGGGCGCTATCAACCGCCTCGATGGTATCACCTGCGAGAAGCTCCTGGGGTATGGCGGGATTAGCCTTAGCCAATGCCGCCTTATATGACTCTACGGCGGTTGCGAGGCTGCCAGAAAGAGCCTCATTAGTAGCGTCTACGTTCTGTAAAGCTTCGAGCTTCTGAGTTGCCTCAGCAAGCGCGGTATTGGACTGCTCTAACTCGGCAGCATGCGCCTCTTTAAGCTGGCCAAAAGCCTCATCTCGCTCCTGTAACTGCTGTGTCAATTCCTCAACTGTAGGCATATTTCAGACTCCTTTATTTATTCCCTATCGCCCCTGGGATTAGGATTTATCGCTCTCTCTCGCTGTATCCTTACTCCCTTTGACGTTATGGGCTGTATTTTGGGACATAATCAAATCACGCTCATCTAACCACTGCTGAAATTCAGCGTCGGTATCCTCGACTCCGACTTCCTCCATAGCTGTCTTGCGAGAATGAACGCCTTTTTCAACCAACTGAACCTCATCGGCAACGATTCGACCTCTATCCAGCGGCAAAACCGAACCCCAACACAATCTAGGGGCTACCTGGCCGAAATCCAGACCTTTATACTGCTTCAAGAGCTTTAATATCATGTTCGCACGTCTCCGATAGACTGACGTGCGTATCAAACGCTTACGATTGACCTTCTGCAACAAAGGTTGCATCTCAATTTCAAGCGCAATACCGCTCAAATCCCGCTCAGTACGACCATAGGCTGATTTTGGGCTCTCCGATGTGTCATGGAGGATTCTATAAAGCAACTCGATATATTCAAGATGCAACCGGATACCTCCACCCTGCAAAAGGTCTAAAAGATAAGCCTTAGCATCCTCCGGTATCTCCCAAACAGCGCCTGGCTTAACTGCGATATCCTCGGCCTGCTCGATATTCTCCAAAACGGCTATCGGATTGCCGGAAAGCTCTAAAATATGGCCGACCTGGCTCATGGACTTGTTTAGCTCTCGCTGTGTCTGAATTAAATCAGGAATATCGGATTTTCCCCAAAACTGCTTAGGCTCTCGGAGATTGGGAAAGATTATATACGGGATAAAGCCATACGGATTCGGAATGTTGTAGATAAGCTCACAATCAACATAATATTGATAAATGAGGTCTGTCCAGACCTCTAATATCTCCGAGGCATCATCAGTCGTATACTGTGAAGCTACCTGGTAAACCTGAGAGGGATCGTCAGAAACCCACCAAGCGAAAATTCCCTGTACATCCGGGGCTGTGATTTTTACGGTATCTCCTCCCCAAGTAACCTTATAGCAACCATCACCAAGAATAGCTGCATCAACTTCAGTATCATGATCGAGCATTTCAAGGTCATTTAAATCAGCAACAAGCGAGATCGCTTTCTCAGCCTCTAAAGCCTGTTTGATAGCCTCCTCGGTATCAGAAAGAGGGTCTATAGCAATGCTGATATCATGGAGAAGATAAGACGTGATTTTATCAACAAATACTTTGGCATAATTGAAAGTCAACTGCTTCTCGCTCTGGCGTTCCGGCCTCTCCCACTGCTGACCATTGTAAAAAGAGAGATATTTTGCATAATTCTGACGCCGGTCAAGGTCCTTCTTCTTCAACTCACTAAAAATATCGGAGATCATATTACCCTCCCCTTTGCTACTCTCGGAGTATAATCACGGCCTGACTCTACGAGTAAAGCGAGACTCATGAGATGGTCGTCATGGCCTTCTGACGGCTCAACAAAGAAATTCATCGTCTGATTAGGTCTAAAAACGGACTTCGCAAGCTGTAACTGCTTCCATAGCTCGCTACACTCCTCGGTATTGTCCCTGGCATATATTTTGAGCCTGCCGCTATTCACGGCGGCTAGCAGATTAAAACCGAGATCCGACTTGCTTTTTTGAGTGAATTTGAAGGGAACGGCCTTACCTTTCATGGCTTTAGACAGATAACTGGCGACCGGCTCACCGATACCGGTTGCATCAACCATCACTCGCTGAACATTCCAGGTATACTTGAGCAAATCGACAAGCTGCTGATAGATGGTCGGATGTGGTACGCCTATCCACTGATAGGACTGAACGACATTAACATCAAGCGCCTGAGTACCCTCATTCCAGACGGCCTCGCCAATAGTAAGAACAGTAGCGTCCCTGGCCGGTGAAACGGCCTCAAGCATGATGTCTTCCTGCTGCTCGGCCTCTCCGGCAAGGTCTAAACCCGCAACATAAACGACGGTATGATCGGGATAGGTGCGCCTGGCATGCTGGCCTTGAAGTTGCGCTAACTGAGCCTGGGAAAAGAGACGACCACCGCCTCTAATGGGCTGTAGACAATACTGAGTCAAATATAAGGGATGGTCGGCACCTAATCGCTCTCGCTCCGACTCGACATAGGAACGATACTGCGGATTATGCTCTGCGACAACCTCCCAGGGGAAGCGAAAATGCCGCTTGATTCCGTCCTGACGTTCCAGTTCAAGATTAGCCTGCTTTACTTCCTCCAACAAAGTAGAATCATCCCAAGTAGTGCCATAATGGACAGTGGTAACATTTGTAGTAGCTCCCATCGGCTTGAATTCCTTTGTATACTTCTCTTTACTGACATCCTGAGACTCGTCAATTTCAAGTAGGATATGGGCGGTATTGCCAACAACATTGGCGGATTCATCGGCGGAAAGGAAGATAGCCCTGGCATTCCCCAGTGCAACAATATAGCCCATCTCGGTTTCATAAAATCCGCCATAGCCCCAGTCTGTGAGACGGTCTTTTAGACGCTGCATAGAGATTACGGTCTGAGGCTTAAAAGTAGGGCTGCATTTAATAATATTTCCGCCGACTCCCATGTGAATAGTGAGCAACATAACCTCTAGCTGGGCTGAAACCTCATTCTTGCCACCCTGGCGAGCAACCTCGACGGATAAAGTCAAACCTTGCGATCTACTGACGCTTTGAGCGACGGCATTCATAATCTCTTGCTGATATGGCCTGAGTACTATCATAATGCACCTTTAATCGCTCCTATTCCCGCGGGGATGGCGAGATCAGTCAAAACTTTAGTTATTGCATCCTTGACGCCTTTGCCCTGGCCTTTGTTCAGGTTATAACGAGTCCGAACAAGGCGAGCTATAGTGTTAGTGGCCTCCATGATGAGCCGGAGATTATCAGGGTCTTTCTCGACAAGATTCTTTATCTTGACTCTGAGCAGTGCTATCTCGTCATCGATGCCCTGAACACCCTCGGCGATCTCCAAATCAAGCTGCTCGGCATCATCCAGGACTTTTGAATAAAAACCGTGCGTTCTAGCGTTTTGATTGCCTGGCTGACCGCCTTTTGACCGCTTTACTCTTGGCATTCGGCGTTACTCCGTTTTTACCTTCATTTTTAGCATCGTCAATCGCTTTGGCGGCTGAAAATACGATGGTATGAGCGATTAAATCGGGATTCCGAGTCTCAATTCCAAGTCGTAAAAGCCTCATTACTCACTCTCCTGTCCAGAGAACAAATTTGACTGCGGAGACGAAAAAGTGCAGGTAAAAGAAGGATATTTCTGAAAATTAGATAATAAATTAGTCAATTTCTCGGGTTCGGGATGGCAACAGAATGTTATTACAGTCTGAGCCTTTTTCTGCCGGTCAAATTTGGTTTTTACGCATAACTCCGATATATTTATGAACGGAAACGATTCCAACTCAACCCCTTTCTATGGCCGATCCCACGGCTCTAAATATTTAAGACCTACAAGCTCGAATACCTCACGCTCCGAATTGCAACGAATACCGCCATGGGGCGTCAGAAAACCCTCGCCATATGCCTGAAAGCGCCAACCCTTGGCAATAGCTGCACGGGCGATACGTTTATTGGTCTCAGCGCCTCCGGTGCGAACCACGAGAGCAGTAAACCACTTCTCATGTGTGGTAGAAAAAATGTCAATGCCTATTCCAGATGGAACATGGACCAGGAGCTTATTTTGAGGACCATAAACACGGCTTCTATTAATATTGAGGCGATAATCGAAAAACTCAGCGGCAATAAGCTGCTTTATACCTCTATCCAGAAGATCAACAATACCTGACTCAAACCGAGGGATACAGAGAAACTCGATATCGCCAACAGTAGGTTTATTACGACGAAGGCTACCGACAAACCGGATATCATCGCAGAACGGCTCTAGGCGCTCTAGTATAGAGCCTGAGGCACGGTGGGCTTCCTGGGCATTGATTCTACTTCGCAACTGTACCATGTTGCTCTCCCAACACCTGAATTGATTTATTACGCCGGTGACCATTGCCATTTGAGGGATAGTCAGCCTTGAAAGTTATGACCGTGCCTCCAAGCATGTCCTTTTCTTCCTTGAAGGGACCGGCGAGAGACACGAGCTTTGATAGATACTTGCCTGCTGTAGTAGGATTGCAACCTACTACCTCAGCCCCTGCGTTAATAGCCTCCTTCTTTGATATCCAGCCATAATCAGATATGAACTCAAGAATCCAATTGCGATAGTCAATCTCAAATAGATAATTAGCCTGCATCTCAGCGCTGCCCTGATTGTAAGGAATAGCATCCTTAGTCACCCTGGTAATAGGATTCTCTCTCTCTCTTGGGCACTTGGAGCGAGCTCTGGACTTATTCTCAATAGCAACGTTACAACGATGGCACAGAAGGCGTAAATTCGAGGGGTCGTCATTGCGAGGATTTCCGTCTTTATGGTCAATATCGAGCGAATAGATACCCCTCGGAAGTGCGCGGCATTCCTGGCAAAAATCACCATCTCGAAGCACCAAAAAACGATAAATCCAATGCCTGGTCTTGGTATGCCAGCGTCGGGGCATTACGACTCCTCGTTTCTAGCTACCTGAATTGCGACAAGCGGATTATTGGTCTGTATAACCTCCTGCATAGCCTCGACGTCAATT